CAACATTCGGCCCAATCATCCCACAATGAGTCAAGTCAGGTAGGAGATGAGCTTCCGGAGTCCTTAGGATTTGGCGGGTACTGCGTCAAGTCCCGAGCAGGACCGTTGGCTACCTGCGGCGCCCTCCGAGCCAGACGACGAACAAGGTCAACGAGATCTTCAGTCGGATCCTCCACCTTTTCAACATCGGAGTATGGTCGTACGGCCTGATTCGCCCTTAATTGACACCCGTCCTCATATTGCCAGACAGCCTCGAAAGCGCTTGAGCTGCGGAATCTCATCCCTTTCCCTGCAAGATCGTTGACAACGAACGACTCTACATTCGTTACGCCCAACGTATTTCGTACCTCATCAAAACTTGGATAGGTCGATTCACCACAGCGATACTCAATAGTAAGAGCAAAAAATTCAGGAGCCTTGACGTCATCGAAACGCGCGTCGCAGCGCAAATAACCGTACCCCGTATTTGCGCCGACGAAGTGGAGGTGCTCGAAACTCTTAAATGAATACCTTCTACTTATCTCTCTCGCTGGCAACAGGTCGCACACCACAACGTCGCCCGCCACAGCCGGCACATAAGTCGGAGAGACACTTTCTTCAACGCCACGCTGAACGTAATGACTACATCCAGAATTCGCCAACAGCGACAAGAAACCGACCACTGTCAGCACACAAGTAACTAAATTACGCAAATTGACCACCCCCCCCGTTACACACAATATCTTTACCTGCTTTTTCCCTGCCGCCTTTCCATCCCCTAATTCACCATCCGTGCGCAAGACATTTAAGCTTTGGTCGGGTTGCGGCTGGTGCCCCTGCGCTAGCCGCGGTGGCCGGCCCCGCCCTAGGCGCCGTCGTGTTGGGCTTCGATGGTATCAAGGAAGCCGCCGAAGGGCTCAAGGAACCGTTCGATTCTCTGAAGGAGTCAGTGTCAGGTGAGTTCGCCGCGGCGTTGGAGGAGCCGTTCGAGAATCTCGGTGGGCTTATCACCGATCTAGAGGGGCCTATGGCTGGGCTTGGTGCCTCCGTGGGCAACCTGATGGGGGGGCTAGTTGATACGATTGTCAGCAATCAAAGTGAACTAGAGAAGCTGATAGGCGCCGCTAGCGAGTTCACCGACGCCATGGGTCCCGGTCTCAATACTCTGCTGGAAGGCGTACTGTCCATTGGCACCGGCTTAGATGGTATTGCTGGTGACTTCGGTGCGGCGTTCGGCGGCGTACTCGAAACCCTAGGCGAGAAGTTCCAAGAATATGCTTCCAGCGGCGCCACCACCGCCCTGATTCAAGGCATGATCGACGCCCTAGGTGGCCTGTCTGATTTGATAGGTCCGCTGTTGGATTTGATTGTTGAGCTGGGAATCGCCCTGGGTCCGTCGTTTGGCGGTATCCTGTCCGCCCTGGGGGAGATTATCGCCCAGCTGGTGGAGCCGCTTTCCACTATTGCCCAGGTGGCTGGTGAGGCGCTTGTTGAGGCGCTAAATGCTTTGGCGCCGATGTTTGGGCCGATAGCGCAAGCGATTGCTGACCTGGTGGTAGCACTCGCCCCGCTGTTGCCGTCGATTGCTGAGCTGGTCGCGTTCCTGGGCACCGCATTGGCTGAGGCCATTAGTGCTGTTGCCCCACTAGTTGGGGACATTTCCAACCTGCTGGGTGAGGTGTTCCGCATAGCCATTGACGCCCTGACACCTATCATGCCGGTCATCATCGAGTTGATTCAGACGCTGGCTGGTGTTGCCTCCGCCCTGTTGCCGTCGATCGCTGAGCTGGCCAGCGTACTTTTCCCCGCTTTTGCCCAAATCATGGAAGCCATTGCCCCGATCCTAGGTGACATTGGTGCCCTGATTGGTGATGTTCTCCGCATGGCCATTGAAGCAGTGATCCCGCTGATTCCGGTGATCGTCGATACGATCCGCATTCTGGCTGACGTCGTGGCCATGCTGATTCCGGTGATCGCAGAGGTCGCACAGTTCCTGTTCCCCGCGTTGGCTGAGATTCTGCAAGTGGTCGCCCCGCTGCTTCCTGATTTAGCTAATTTGATAAAGTCCCTGATTGAGGCGCTACTGCCGATTATTCCGCCCCTGATGCAAGTTGCTGAGGCGTTGTTCCCGGCACTGGTACGGATTATTGAGCTGATTATCCCGATTATCATTCAGGTGGCGGATATCTTTGTGCAGCTGGTGCAGGCACTCACGCCGCTGTTGCCGCCGCTAGCCGATTTGATTACTGAGCTTCTGCCGCCGATTGTTGAACTAATGGAGGCTATTGCACCGGCTACCAGCGCTGTTGTTGGGATTGTCGGCAAACTAGCTGTTGCGCTGACCAAGGGGCTGGTGGATGCGGTGATTGCCATTGGCGGTAAGTTAGGCTGGCTCAAGGACTTGTTCTTTAAGATTATTGACGTCATTAAGACGGCATTCCAGTGGATCACTGATTTTCTGGATTCCGCGGGTGATGTAGGTGGTATCTTCGGCGGCGGCGGTAGTTTCGGCGGTGTAGGCGGCGGCGGTGGTGGTTTCGTTGGCGGCGGCGACGATGGGACGTTCCATGGGGCCGGTGGCGGCGGTATTGGCGCCGCCTTCCACAACCTACTAAACCGGCCCTTGCCAACGCCCCAGGTCATCAATAATTTCGAGATCACTATCAATGGCCCCATCGACGCCCTAGAGACCGGCCGGAAACTCCGCGAAATCCTCGACTACTACGACGAACGAATGAGGCGGTAGCAATGGGTGTCATGGCAAACATGCTACAAATTTCAATCTTCCCGCCGAACAGCCAATGGAACCTGAACCTCCGTGCCGTCGTCGATGGTCTCACCATCAACTGGGGGCGCACAAACTTGTTCCGCGCCCCGGCCAACCGGACCTGTCAATTCCAAATGCTCATGGAGCATGTTACTTTAACGCGGGTAATGCAAAAATGGGTCAATTCAGAACTCATTATTACGGCTAAACCCGCGAGTGGCGATTTAGTGATATTTCAGGGCATTATTGATGATTTTAAAGTCACCCCGAAGGACACGAAAATCGGTGATTACATCGTTGATTTTACCGCTACTGAATCCCCTACCTGGTCAAACAAACTCAACGGTCTATTTTATGATGCTAAAAACCTTCGTGATTTTAATACTCGTTTAGGGCGTGTCCAACGCGAATTAGGCACATTTATTGCCCTGGATGTAAATACAAGTTATTTGGCTGAACCACCCGAGAATCAAATCAGTGTGAAACAACTAGCTGAATCATTGGTTTGGCGACCAGGAGCCTTCCCCGCTTGGTGCCCCGATTGGAAACGCCTAGCGCCGACGGTGCACCAGCTAGACACGCCAGAGGGCGGCGCCCCGTGGGTACTGTCCCCGAAGGTTTTAATTGACTTGGATCAGGGCATGTCCTGGACTTCCGATAACACACCCACGACCATCTTGTATAGTGCTGGTGGCCTGTTTGGAAAGAGCAAATATGCCCGTGATACCCGAGTCCTTCGTGAAACCCGTGACCAATGGGATCGTGGGAATATCGTTGAGCTTGATATCCCGTATTGCCCAGATCAGGGCGGTATTCTCGGTTACGCCGAAAATCATTCTGAGCTGGCGAAAGCCCAGCTTGGGAGCCCCCGCCGCATTCGGCTTGACACCCGCCGAAACGCTGATTTTCTCAACACGTATCTGGGTTGGGAGTGCTGGGAAACCCCGAACAGATATATACAGGTGACGGGGGACAAGTGGGCAACAAAGTATCATGGTGAACTGCTGCTACAGCAAACTTATTACCCAATTGGTGGAACGCTCACTCTCTACCATTGGGGTTTCACTCACGATCTTTACTGTGCCTGGGGACCGACCGACGACGCGATAACGCCCCCACCACCACCGCCCCCACCGCCGCCGAGGCCTACCACGTGGGGCACCACCACGACCACATGGGCTAACACTACCGGCACTTGGAAAGGATAGAATTTTTCATGGCCATAACCGACCCCCGCAACATTCAGCACCTGAATGCTGACGGAAGCGATACAATTAGTCAATTTCCCGCCGTCCAGCGCAATAATGCAGCCCGGCTATCTGAAGCGCTGACTACGAGTACCGAAACAGTCGCGCTGAACACGTCCTTTCGTAACGCCTCCGGCCTGCTTCAACGAATCGGGAAACTGCGCATTCTCAGTCTTGAGTTTCGCACTACCAGTGACGCTGTTGCCGCAACAAGACTGTTGGCGAACAACCTTGCTGCTAGTGACCGGCCGACAAAAACCATCTATGCCGCTTTGGCCGGTGCTAACGACCTGAATGACGCTGTGGGTGTACGGGCTAGGCTGGGCACTGATGGTACGGTCACTTGTCCGGTGCCTACGATCATGCAATCGGGGGCCTACTATGGGGGACAGATCGTCTGGGTTGTGGCCTAGGCCACTTCCCCATTTATAAAAAGTAGTAATTATGATATCGGTGGTGATTTAGGCGGCGTCTTCGGTCACATCGTCTTCCACGGGTGGCTCCCCGGTTTCGAGCCAATGCAAATCGACGCCCGTAGCGTACGCGATAAGCATTAGTGACACCTTACGTGGATTTGCCTTGCCTACCTCGATGTTCGCTATCGTTCCGCGGCTCAGGCCTGTCATCTCCGCCAATTCTATTTGCTGTAACTCTGCGACCTCACGCGCTAACTTGACACGGTGACGTAGCTGAAATCTTGGTATCAAACCGCTGGTTTCTATACTATTTAGCATATGTAAAATACTACTCTCTAGTTGGAGTATCTGCAATTATTTTTAGATAAACTTAATTAATCGCACAAAATACTTGATCTACATGGTGGATTTGTGTATATTTCTACCCATGAGTGAATCGCGTTGGCGACTGTCTAAAGAACACGGCTTAATCATCGACGGTACGACCGTTTGCACACCGCATATGGTCTGTGCCAACGGGATCATTATTGAAAATAACCCAGGCGGTTCTTCGTATCTTCGCCTGACTATCCGCATGGATGAACCCATCACGGTTTCGCCTGATGTGCCTTTTAACGTTGGTACGTTAAAAATTGGCATGAATGAAGAATCATTGGTTGACCCTGAGTCCTACGAGTCTCAGGGTCATTAGGCATTTTTGAGGAGGAAATATGGACGAGTATACAGCTGAAGAGCTAGCCGCGATGGCACAGGAGGCGTGGGACGAGGCGTTTTGTAAACTGCCCCCGGTGCCGTACTTCGAGGCGTTTTTAGATGCAATCGAGAGTGCCGCTGAGGTAGAGAACTACCCAAACGAACAAGTCGAAACCCTGTACTACGAGCTCGCATTCGCTGTCCGAAGTGCCGCCGCCGAAGGGCACGGAATCGACTACCTAGACAACGAGCTAAGGGAAGTCATGGAGCGGCGCGCCACCACCCAAGGTTGGTTTTTCCTAAACGACCACCTTAAGGATGCTAGGGAACAGGCTCTACGCCTAGAGCAAGAGCGCATGCCGCTAGGAGAAGAAAATGCCGATGACGCACACTAGTGCCGGGTGGGAATTCCGGCCGGCAAGAGCCGATAGCGGTATCTACTGCGATGTTTGCGGAAGGGTTTTCGCCCGGCCGGCACCACCGCCGAACCAGGCCGGCAAACGCATCTGCCGCGATTGCCGACAGAACGCGAGAGAAAAGAAAATAGGAATGCGGGTGTGGGTGGTGAGCGGGGTGGGGAGGGGGCCGGCCCCGGTCGGGCGGGGGGGGGGGGGGCGGGGGTATCAGGCCCCGTAAACTGCTGCGGAACGCCTTATAACTAAATATTTTGTCCTTTGTTCATCATACCTCCGTCCTGCTTTCTTGTACGTGTACAGGACACAACAGAAAAACAAAACAACACGTAACCAGGATAATGTGCTTCTTACCGTAAGCACCCGGTGCACCTGGTCCCGGGTGGCCACAGCTGACCTGGCCCGTCAGCTGGTGGTGTGACCTATGGAAGCCGTTCCGCAAGGAGGCGGAACGGCTACTTGGCATGGGGTGGCAATGGAAGCGGTCAAAAATGGGATTTTCGCCAATGGGGAGGCCATCTAGCCGGGAACCCCTTGGGGGTTCTCCCTAGGCTACTGCCCTAACCCCCTACTACCTAGCCTTCACCTTCTACCTATCCTGGCCTACCGGAACCACCAACCCCTACCACCTACCACCTACCACCTATGCACCCTCCCCAACCACTCACCTGTACCACCTGTATCACCTGTACTACCCCGGGGGCGAAATGCCTAAAGAAGTTTGTTGGTCAAAAGCGAAATGCATTGCGGCGCCTCATCTGTGGGACCTGGACAACGCCGAAGCTTGGCGGGGTCACCCACTGGCGAAAAAGCCTAGAACTATTAGAGCACACGCTCTATGCGCAGACTGCCCCCTTATTCGGGATTGTGCCGTCTACGCGCTCACAGCCACTCCCCGAATGGCCGGTGTAGTCATGGCCGGTGTAGATATCCCCATCGCTGGTGGCGCCAAGGCAAACGCCGCCCGAAAACGCCTAAGGGAGATAGCCTATGGCTAGAAGCTCAAAATGGCGCAGAAAACGCCGCAACCGACACCGACGGGGGCGATACGCAACAATGGTCAGCAACAGGAAGAAAAGGAAAAGTAATGAATCAACATAAGGTAAAGCCAACGCCCCAAATCATAGTGTCTGCGTTGTTTAATAGCGTCTATAACGCTGAGGACGAGGAACAGATGAACGCCGCAACCAGCGCTATGGTTGCGGCGATAAAGACGCTTGCGAACTACGATATCGACGCCGCCGAGTTGTTCATCAGGAAACTATATCGAACCATGATGAAGCATGAATATACCCGGTTCGGGATCGAGCGGACCAGTGAGGAGTTTGTAAAGCTAGGGTTGGAAGTACCTAAAGAATAGGATAATGATATGAGTAAGAGGCGATTCAAGGTGTTCAAACGCCACCTCCCAGAGGACTGGATGGTAGTCACTCGCTGGAATGGCTGGCCTATCAGGTACGACCGGTTTGCTTCCTTCCGTGCTGCTCACGACTACATTCATGAACGACTATATGAGGAAATGGAAACCACCGGACCACGTGAGCTACTAGCTGGTGGAATCGGAAAACGCTATGGATAAAGTGAGATATAAGGTGAAGAAGGTCAAGGACGGTCTGTGGGAGGTCTCATGGAGAAGGGGAATCTGCATAAGGTTGGTGTCCTTCTCCACTTTCGCCGCCGCCCACGCCTACGTGCGTGAGCGCCTATATGGTACGCAGAACGACTACGGCTATGCCTGCTGAAGGTAGGCCGGCATGGGCCGGACGATACGCTACCGAACGCACCGCCGCATGTCTGGCGGAGTTCGGCACCAGGTGTCACTTGTGCGGCGCCTATGGTGCCACCACTGCCGACCACTTGATCCCGAGGGCGGCCGGTGGCAGTGACGACCTAGACAACCTCCGGCCGGCTCACCAGGCGTGCAACTCATCGCGCCAAGCCATGCCGTTGGAAGAGTGGTTCCGATTGCACCCGCTTATAAGTCGGGACGGTGACGCGCCGCCAAGCCGGCGGTGGTTTTTAGAACCGGCCGACCCCTAGGCAGTCCCGCGCCAGCACTCTTTTTCTCTCTTTGGCCCCCAACCCCCGGGGTCAGTACATCAACTAAACCAGGAGGTCAAACCCCATGCCGCGCCCTGATCCCATGCGGCCCCGCGAGGGCCAGGAGGCCCTTTTCGAGGCTGAAGCTATCAAACAGCCCGATTGCGTTTTGCGTGGCCGGCACTCCGTGGCCATGGACGCCGCTCTTGACGCCGCCCGTGAGAATCAAGTGATTCACCCTATAGATGAGGGGATCGCCACAGTGCTTCGTGCCGGCGCCTGGGCACTCGATACCCTAGAGAAACAAGACCGACCGTATGGGCCGGCAAAGCTCATTCCGGCCATGACCGAGGCACTCACTGCGGCGCACATGACGCCCGAGAGCCGGAAGCTAGAAGGCGAAGACCTGGCTAAACAACTTTTCGAGGACCTAGCCGCCCTAGAGTCCGGCGACGATGCGTAATTGGCTCCCCGGCCGGGTTGCCCCACGCTATCTAACCCCTATCCCCGAGGGAGCAATAGTTGACCTTCGGGCGGTGAAGAAGGTTGCCGCCCTCATGGGGCGACGGCCAACGTTTTACCAGATAGAAATTTTGGAACGCTTGGTGGCTAGGTGGCCTGACGGCACACCCGTGTTCACCACCATCTTGGTGAGTTTCCCCAGGCAGACCGGCAAAACCACGTGCATTATGGATTGGCTTATGTATGTGGCCATGACCAAGCGTTATCAAAAACTTTGGTTTACTGCCCAGACCGGCATGGCGGCTAGGGAGCGTTTTCTTGCTGAGCTGGTGGAGCCCAGCAAGAAGTATTTAGAGCCGCTGGGGATCGTCGATACGAAGCTTGCGGCGGGGGGGGGCCGGGCGGGGGGAGGAGGCACCGGGTCGCAGAGTTGCCCCCTGCCGCCCACCCCTCAAAATTTT